TTTTTAGAAGAAGAAGTACATGGTAAAGGTTTTAAAGGAATGGGTAAATATCTTAAAAGAAAATTTACACCCGTCCCTAAAAATATTAAAGAAAGATGGAAATTAAAAAGTCAAGTCAACAGAAACGATAAGAGACCATAATGGTTAGTAAGTCTGGAGGACCTCCACTTAGAATAGTAAGTAGAAAAAATGGTAAAAAAGAAACTCATAGAAAAGTTAAATCTGGTTATGATCAAGAGTTTACGCTTCCAGCTGGAACATCTGCGGCTCCTATTAAGTTCAGTAAAACTCAAGCTAAAAAAGATGCTAGTAAAAAAGTAGTAACATTAAAACCAAAAAAGAAACCTGGTCCCAAGCAAAAGAAAAAATTAAAGAAAGGTCAGTATAGAATAGAAGATTACGATAAAGATCCATTTGATCCTGGGTTTGGTAAAAAAACTAAAATTGTTAATTATAAACCTAAAGTTTATAAAGACCGAACTAAATGGGATGCTGACATGAAATCTGGTAAAGTAAGAGAGGGCGATAGACTAAAGGAAAAAATACCACTAAGTAAAAAATTTATACACGAACTTAAGGTTGCAGAAAAATATAAACATTTACCTTTTAAACAATATCGAAAAAAGGTACAAGAGGAATTGAAAAGACCTTGGTTAGTAAAAGGAGAAAAAGATTAATGCCATTAACTAAAAAAGGAAAAAAAGTTATGAGTTCCATGAAGAAAAAGTATGGAGCCAAAAAAGGAAAGAAAGTGTTTTATGCATCCCGTAATAAGGGACGTATAAAGGGCGTTGAGCGGGGCCAAAAATAAAGGAGGATATCATGATAGATATTTGGAAAAACTTAAGCAAAAAAGGTAAGATAGCTTCAGCAATTGCTGCTGTAGTTGTTTTGTATCTGGCTTGCAGTTGGATAGGCTGGGTATAACAGCCTTGCATTAGTTTGGAAAGTGTAGTATAATAATTTTAGATTGCCGAAAGGAATCTAAATAAATCTTGCTTTAACAAGGAGGTTATTATGAATAAAGCACTATCTATTTTTAATCAACTTAGACCAATCTCAATAGGATTTGATAATGTATTTGATCATTTTGAGAGGATGTTTGAGAATGATATTTCTGCAGTAAATTACCCACCATACAATATAGTTAAAACTGGACCAGAAAAGTATGACATTGAAGTTGCACTTGCTGGGTATAGTAAAGACGATATTCGTGTGGATTACTCAGAAAATCAGCTGACTATAAAATCTGAAAACGTAAGAGATAAAGTAGGCTTACCGCCTAAAAGAGGAGAGGAGGGCGTACTACATCAAGGTATCGCCAAAAGATTTTTCTCTAGAACTTTTACTATAGCAGATGATGTAGAGGTTGAAGATGCCGAACTAAAAGACGGTTTGTTAAAAGTTTCTTTGAAAAGGATTGTTCCTGAAGGTAAGGAAACTAGACAAATTAAAATTAAATAAATTAAGGGGGCATGAGAATGCCCCTTTTTTACAGGAGATAATATGGATGCCACAAAATTTAAAGACAATCTATTAAAAGTATTAGAGGAAGCTTCACAAATTAATTCGGAGCAAATGACTATAGGTGCAGGTGCAGAAGATTTTCCTAGTTATAAATATATGTTAGGAATTGCACATACTTTAGATGATATGAAAGCTAGAGTTAGAGACGAATATAAAAAACTATTTAAAGAGGAGACATATGACTAATTTACCAACACCGACGGGATATAGGTTAATTACAAAACCTAGAGAGCTGGAAAATAAAACAGCAGGCGGTATAATATTAACAGACGAATCTAAGGAAGCTGCCAAATTTAAATGCGTAGTTGCTAAAGTTGTAGCTATGGGGCCTGAATGTTATTCAGGTATGGACAGATCCAGCACTAAATGGTGCAAAGAAGGGGATTGGGTACTTACAGGAAAGTATGTAGGACTCAAATTTAGATATGATGGAGATGAATATTCATTAATAAATGATGACGAAGTGTTAGCTGTAATAGCTGATCCTACCAAAATATCCGCTAAGTAGACTTGTAATAAAGCTATATTTAGTGTAATATATAATATCAGCGTATAACGCGGATCGCAACCGAAGGAGGTCTAGATGATAGACGAAGAAAAGCAAGAAGGTCAAGTCAACGAATCTGAAGAAGAAATAGTTGTTGAACTTCCTGAAGAAAAATCTGAAGGCGTACAGCCTGAAGAGCCAGTTACCGAGGCTCCAGTTGTAGCGGAAGAGACTGCAGAAGAAGATGACGAAGAAGAGGTGGAAGAGAAATCCGAAACTGAATCAGAGGAAGAAGATGAAGCAGAAATATCTGAAGATACAGAATCCAAAGATAAGAAGGTATTTGGCAAGCGTGCTGAAAAACGGATAAAGCGTCTTGTTAAAGAAAAAAAGGAATTAGAGTCTAAGCTTAAAGAACTTTCAATAAGAGAGCAGCAATGGACTACTGAAAGAGATGTATTAGAGTCTCGATCTAAGGATTCAGAATTACATGCAATAAATCAATATATTGATAGATTGAAAAGTCAGGAGAAGCAATCTCTTAGTGCTTTGAAAACTTCTAAAGAAGCTGGTGATATAGATGCTGAAATAAAAGCACAAGATGCTTTGGCATCTGTTAAAGCAGAAGCTTTAGTAGCTCAACAATATAAGATGAGAGCAGAATCTAGTCCTAAAAAAGTAGAAAAGACTACAACTAGAAAAGCGCCAGATCAAACTACTACTGCTGTTCCAGACCGTAAGGCTCTAGAATGGCAAAAAAGAAATGAATGGTTCGGTAGTACAACTACTAAAGATAGGATTATGACTCAAGCAGCTATGGTAATTCATAAGGAATTAATTAACGAAGGTATTGCACCTAACGCTACTCCTGAAGAATACTATAACGAACTTGATTCAAGGATTCGAGAGGAATTTCCTGAACGGTTCAAAACTAAAAGAACAAAGAAGATTCCTACAGTTATAAGCGGAACGCGCTCCGCTCCAGGCAAAAACCAAGTCAAGTTAACTAAAACTGAAGTTGACATGGCACACAGATTGGGAGTAAGCTTAGAAGATTATGCGCGCCAAAAAGTACGCCAACAGGCGGGAGGTTAGAAATGACACAAGCAACAAAAAGCAGCCGTAAAACTCGGGCTTCGGCAACTCGAAAATCAAAGCCTTGGGAACCAATGAGACGTTTAGACATCCCAGAGGACCGCAAGGAAGAGGGCATGGAATATATTTGGGTTAGACATGAATTGTTAAACAACCCAGATGATTCAAATGTTCACGAAAGACTACGCGACGGTTATGAACCAGTCAAACCTGATGAACTTGGGTTAGACTATCATGCTGACGTTATGTCGGCTGGTAAACACGAAGGTACGGTTAGAGCTGGCGACTTAATCCTTATGAAAAATAGTAAGGAATTTGTGGCACAGAAACAAGCGTACTACGACAAACAAACCGAGAGAATGGGTCAAGCATATTCGAGAGAATACCAAAATGCTGGATCTTCGGCAATGCCAACACAAGATGAGTCTACTTCTTCTGTAACAAGAGGAGGAGGAAAACCATCACCAAAGTTCGAAGAATAAGTTTAACAACTGATTCTGGATGGGCTTTGGAATAAAATTAACAAACTTGCAATAAGGAGATTATTATGGCAGGATACGGATTAGACCCAGTTAGAAATGCTGACGGGGGCACCATTCGTGCGAATAACTTCAGTGACGGAAACGGTTACAGAATTGCAGCTACTGCGCCAACGGCTTATTTCGAAGGCGACTTATGCACACTATCAGCAGGACTATTAGTCACTGATATGGCTGGTGCATCCCCAGGAGCTGTAATTGGTGTATTCTACGGAGCTGAATATGCAGATAATTCCACAGGTGATGTTAAATTTGTACGCTCTATTGCTAACGGAACAGTGGCAAAGAGCAAATATAAAGCTTATGTTTATGATGACCCATACTGTCTGTTTAAAATTCAAGCAGACCAAGTTGGTACAGCAATAGATGAAACTAAAGTTGGACACAACGTACAAATTGTAGCAGGACCTACGGGATCAGCAGTTACTCACAAGAGCGGTCTGGTAGCAGACTCTAACACAGCAGCAACAGGAAACGCAGGCTTTCCACTTACCGTTTTAGGTAGTGCAAAAGCACCTGACGGAGCCTATACTGCAGTTGGAACTACTATGGACGTTCTAGTGAAAATAAACACCCATCAATTTGGTATTGCCGCAGGCAATGCTGGGGTATAATTAAGAGAGGAAATTAAGTTATGGCTATTTCAAGAGCACAACTCCTTAAAGAATTAGTACCTGGCTTGCATGCCATTTTCGGAACTGAATATAACAGATACGAGAATGAGGCAGCAGTACTTTTCGATGAGGAAAAATCAAATAGAGCCTTCGAAGAAGAAGTTTTATTTCCAGGTTTTGGAGAAGCTTCTGTAAAATTTGAAGGCGCACCAGTTAACTACGAAGATACTGGTGAAGGTTGGGTAGCAAGATATACTAACGAGACTATCGCTATGGCTTTCGCAATTACTGAGGAAGCTATGGAAGACAACTTGTATGATAAATTGTCTACTAGATTAACCAAAGCACTAGCCAGATCAATGGCTGCTGCTAAACAAACTAAAGCGTCTAACGTATACAATAGAGCATTTACTGCTGCGTATACTGGTGGCGATGGTGTTACTTTATGTAATACTGCTCACCCACTACAAGACGGTAGCACTATGTCTAACCGCTTCACGACAGCTTCTGAACTTTCAGAAACTTCGTTAGAAGACGCGTTGATTGCAATTGCAGGATTTACTGATGATAGAGGCATTCCAGTGGCTCTTCAAGCAAAAAGCTTGCACTTACCAAGACAACTTGTTTTCGTTGCGGAAAGACTAATGGCATCTCCATATAGAGTTGGAACTGCAGACAACGATGTGAACGCAATCGTATCAAAAGGAATGATTCCTGGTGGATACTTCGTAAATCATAGATTTACAAATGCTAAACATTGGTTCTTAAGAACTGATTGCCCTAACGGCATGAAGCACTTCATGAGAACTCCAGTGTCAACTGCAATGGAAGGCGATTTTGAAACAGGTAACGTTCGTTACAAATCAAGAGAAAGATATTCTTTCGGTTGGTCTGATTGGCGTGCGATATATGGATCAAATCCAAGCTAAGTCTAAGGACTTCGGGGGTACTGTAAAAGGTGCCCCCTTTAACAACTCATAGACTGCGAAAGCAGACTGAACAACAAGGAGTAAGACTATGGGAACAACTACTTTTTCGGGACCGATTAAAGCGGGAACGATATCAAATACAACTGGAACAACAGTTGGAACTAATGTTAAAAATATTGGTTTTGTAAAAATGGCACAAAGTGCAAGCTGGAGTCAATCAACTACAGCTGCAGATACTGGAATTGTAATTCCAGCTAATAGCCAAATCACTGAAATCATTGTTAATATTACAACTGCATGTGATGCAGCTAATATTTCTATGGGCACTACATCTGCATCAACTGAATTATTTTCTGCTTTAGCAGCTGGAACAGCAGCTAATGTATTTAAATTTGGAACTGGTGGTACAATTACTGATGGTGATGCTTGGGCTGATATAGGCACAAGTGACTTACCAATTTATATTGACTTTTCTGCTGGATCAAGTGGAGCAGGTTACGTGACGGTTGAATATATTCAAAATATAAACAACGCATAACAAATATAACCGTGGGTGGGGAGTAATGGCCTCACCCTTGTACAAGGGGAATTAATAAAATGGTAGATACCGTAACAACAAGAACATTATTTGACGGAGAAAGAAAACTTATTACAAGTTATGTAAACGTCTCTGACGGAACAGGTGGAACAACGAAAATAGTAGATGTTTCAAATTTAACAACTAACAATCAAGGACAGACTTGCACAACAGTTACACTAAATAAAATTTGGTTTAACGTTTCAGCAGGAGTAACTGCTCCCGTGCAACTTCAATGGGATTTAACATCAGGAACTCAAACACCTTTACTATCTTTAAATTATGATGACACATATGATTTTAGTACTATAGGAGGCCTGGGTAATCCAAAAGAAACCAACTATTCAGGTGACATTGATGTAGTTGTTCCAGGCGCAGCTAGCAGTGGTGAAACATACACTTTACTTTGCGAATGGATTAAAAATTATTAGGAGGTTAAATGGCTTATTCAGGCACTAAAACATTTAATCTTACTATTGAAGAAATTATTGAAGAAGCATTTGAAAGATGCGGACTTGAAGTTTTAAGTGGGTACGATTTAAAAACAGCTAGACGTTCTTTAAATTTAATATTTTCAGAATGGGCTAACCGTGGTTTAAATTTGTGGACTATTACATATGGTACACAAACCATGACTGCTGGAACAAATTATTATAACATACCTGTAGATGTAGTAGATATTTTAGACGCAACTATTACTACAACAGGTGCTTCAGATGGAGCAACTGCTAATTTATCTAGTAACAGTAGCACAACAGATGTAACCATAACTAAAATTTCTAATTCCGATTACATGAATCTTTCTCGTAAAGAACAAAAAGCTGCAGGCGATGCTAGGCCTACTCA